GGGATTATTAATTCAGCCCGCGCCATTGCCATTGGTGACGGTCCCGGTACAACAGATGAAGATGCCGTGGCAATGGCCGGTGATTTTGGCTCGCCTCGCGTCTATCTTGTGGAACCCGGTATCAAACTATGGGACACCGAGGCGCAAGGCTATGTCAATATGCCCGCCAGTGCGGCAGTTGCCGGTGTGATTTCACGAACAGATCAGGAAAAAGGGTTCTGGTGGTCACCATCAAACAAAGAAATCTTCGGGATCGGCGGTATTACGCGCCCGATGCAATTCAGCCTGTCTGACGTGAACTCACAAGCGAACTATCTGAATGAACAGAAGATCGCAACGATCGTCAATAAAAACGGCTATCGCCTCTGGGGGAACCGAACGACCTCAATGGATCCAAAATGGGCTTTCCTGTCGGTACGTCGCACCGCCGATATGATCTATGAATCTATCGAAGCCGCTATGCTTTGGGCAATGGACCGTCCCTTCAGCGCGCAATTGCTGCTGGATATCATGGAAAGTGTTCAAAATTACCTGAACTTCCTGATCGCACGCGGGGCTTTACTCGGTGGGACCGTCTGGCTGGATACGGAACTCAACACCGCCTCAACGATGGAAGCCGGGCAACTCTATATCGATTTTGATATCGAACCACCTGCACCGTTGGAACGCCTGACATTCACCGCACATCGCAACAATGGCTACTACGAAGAACTCATCAAAAAAGTAGCTGCATAAAGGAGACTAAACATGGCTGATTTGCCTAAAACCTTGCGGAAGTTCGCCGCATATGTCGATGGGGTCGGTTACGTCGGTAAAGTTGTCGCCGGTACCCCGCCCAAGCTGACACTGAAAACTGAAGAGTTTATCGACGGGGCTATGGTTGCTCCGGTGGATATCTCAACTGGTCAAACGGAAAAGCTTGTTTTCGTTCTGACGATGAAAGAAATGGCTCCGGATCTCTATAAACATTTTGGTCAGGCCGATAAAGGTTTCACCTTACGGGGTGCGCAAGGCTTTGGGGCCGATGCCGAAGCCGTCATCTATCAAATGCGCGGCCTTTTAACCGAGCTTGACTCCGGTGAATGGAAACCCGGCGGGGAAACTCAATTGAAGCTGTCTTTTACAGCGCGTTACCTCAAACTGTCTATCGCTGGCACGGAATTGATCGAGATCGATGCGATCAATACGATCTTTAAAGTCGGCGGTGTGGATCAACTTGCAGCCGACCGTGCTGCCCTTGGTATTTAAAGGACGTTTAAGACATGAAAAAATTTCACCCAACGGTTCAGGTAAATGCCTTTGAATTACAACATCCATTTAAGCGCGATGATGGTTCTATAATTAAGCGCCTAGATTTGCGTCGGTTGAATTTCAGTGATCTGGAAGCAATGGAGAATGCAAAGACAAACCTACAAGCTTCTCGAATTGCTATCACCCGCGTCTGCTCTCTTTCTCCCGATGAAGTTGGACGGATGGATGCAGCGGATTTTAACGCATTGGATCAAGAATTGGCGGGTTTTATGTTTCATCAGGACAGCGAGAGTTCATCCGAGGACAGCTCAGATCAATAATGGCGGATGTGGCCGTTGTTCTGCATTGGCCAATGCCTGACCTGATGGATTTGCCACTTGATGAACTCTTTGAATATCACAAGTTGGCGAAAGAAAGGGTGAAGTTGCTGGGGCGTTTATGACGATTTAATCGAGTGTTTAAACGTCCCGGCAACGGCCTCAATCGCTTCGAAAATCAAACCGATCATCCAGTTTAAAAACAGGAAAGAGACCGCGCCGAGGATCCCGGAAAAAATGACAGCCAAAATAATGCCGGTTGGCTGCATCACATAAAACAAGACACCGGCAATCAATAGGGCAAGCGCCCCAGAAAGAACCAAGGGCATTGCAGCCCATATAACCGTTAAGTACCTCATAGCAGGAAGTATAGCATGACTGACCTTAAGTTGTCACTTCTCATTCAGGCAATCGACCAGTTCTCAGGTCCGGCCCAAAAGATGGCCTCCGTATCTGAAAAGATGTCTGAAAAAATGATGACGGGCCAAAGGGCGCTAAACGACCTTGGCAAAACGGGTAAAATGCTTCAGGGCTTGGAGGCTGGACAACGTAAGTTAGGCCAAACAGCAGCGGCAATGGATCGGGCGCGTGAAGAAACGGCGCGCCTTGGTCGGGAGATGGCCAAAACGGAAAAACCGACGGCTGGCTTGAAAAGGCAATTCGATGCAGCCCGCAAACGTTCCGATAAATTGCGCCAAAGTCATCGCAGTCAGAAAGACGAACTTAAACAACTGCGCTCGCAACTTCGTGAAGCCGGGTTTGACACCCGGAAGCTTGGCGATGCTCAAAAACAGGTCGCGAATGATCTGGACCGCACCACCAAAAAAATGGAAAAAATGGTTCAGGCCGGGGCAAAAATGGAAGCGGCACAGGCCCGTTATGATCGTGCCTTGCAACGTGCGGCAAACGTCTCTCTTGTCGGGGCTGGATTACAGCATGTTGGGCAAACCGCAATGGGGATGGTGGCTGATCCGCTCAATGAAATGCGCGCTACGGAACGGGCAAAGGGTGAACTTCAGTCCTTAGACATTCAGGATACCGCCTCCATCGTGAAGGCAGGTCAGGCAATGGCGACGACCTTTGCAGGTATGAATACAGCAGGCTTTGTTTCTGCCGCCTATGATATTAAATCAGGCATCTCTTCATTGACGGATACGGGGGTCGCCGATATGACCCGGCTGGCCGCACTGACAGCCAAGGCAACAAAGGCCAATGTCGGTCAAATGACATCACTTTTTGCCACGTCCTATGGATCCTTTAAAGAAAGTCTGTATGCCACGACAAGCGACACTCAGTTTGGTGAAGTTTTATCTGCCTCGCTGTCTGCTGCCGTCAAACAGTTCAAAACAGACGGCACCAAGATGCAGCAGGCAATTGAGTCAATGGGATCCGGTTTGGCGCAATCCGGTGTAAGCCTCGCTGACCAGTTCACCGCGCTTGGTTTGCTTCAGCAAAAAATGACAGCCGGTGAATCCGGTACCTCTATGGCAGCGGTTGAGCGAACCGCCGCCCAAGCACAGGAACGTTTTGAAAAACTCGGCCTTGCAATCAATACACTGGATGAAAACGGCAATCTACGCTCTTTGCCGGACCTTTTGGAAGAAATGCAACAAGCCTTCGGTGACGACTATAGCACCGAGATCGGCGCACAAATTCAGGAAGCCTTCGGTTCAGACGAAGCCGTTAAATTCTTCAAAGGGCTTTGGGGGCAACAAGATAAATTCCGGCAAGCTGCAAAGGAAATTGAAAAGGCCCAGATGCAGGGTGCTCAGCATACCGCATCGATGGCCAAAAACATGGATCGCAATATGGATGCCCGTTTGGCGGTCATGGAGCAACGCTGGTCAATTATTAAAGAAAAACTCGGGCACGCGATGGTTCCAATTCTGGAAAAGCTGATCCCTCTTGTCGAAAGGGGCGTTCACTGGTTTGATCGTTTTGTTGAAGGGAACGGCTCTTTGACAACAGGGATCATGGCAACATTAGGTGTCGTTGGTGCCTTGGCCATGACAATGGCTCCGGTTGTAACGGCCATGTCAAGTTTGGTTGTGGCGTCTGCATGGGCCAGTAAATCATTTACCCGCTTGAAAAACAGCGTGGCAATGGCGGGGATGGCAGCGGATATAGAAGCCGGGGGAAGCAAGCGTCGAAGAGGGCGTGGCCTTAAAGGTATCTTGAAAAGCACCGGCGGTAAGCTGGGGATTGCCGGTGCCGTCGTTACCGGAGGACTGGCAATCGGCTCCACCTTGTCAAATGACAATATGAGCAAAGGAGAAAAAGCCGCCGCCATCAGTCAAGACGTAGGTAATTTGGGCGGGGCGGCAGCAGGGGCTATGGCCGGGGCGGCTTTAGGGTCTGTTGTTCCTGTTATTGGGACGGCAATAGGCTCCATTATCGGCGGTATCGTTGGTGGGTTTGGCGGTGATTTTTTAGGCCAGCAAATCGGCAAGCTTTTTCTTGATGATGAAAAAGAAACTCAGTTAGCGCAAAACAATATGCCGACACCCCTTGGCGGTGGAAATCCAACTGAGCTGGCCGGAATGGCTTTACCTACACCGATTGACATGACAGCGGTTCCGGCAAGTGGGCCAACACAAGTCAGTCACACCCAAAACAATACATTCCACATTACCCAGCAGCCGGAACAAGATGCGGATGAACTTGCCCAAACCGTAAAACGCAAAATTGATGAAAGCCAGCGAGGTGCTCTACATGACTAAAGTAATGATGGCCCTTGGCGATTATCGTTATTCCCTACCGAGCGCAACTTATAAATCACTTGAACGGGTGCATAACTGGCGTTGGGCTTCAAAGGAACGTCTGGGGCGCGTTCCGGCGCAAGAATACCTCGGTCCCGGTGAAGAAACGATTTCAATGGAAGGCACCATTTATCCTTATTTCAAAGGGGGCTTGGGCCAGATTAATTTGATGCGGGAAGAAGCCGGAAAAGGGGAACCGCTCACCTTAGTGGATGGGTTGGGCTTTGTCTGGGGTGAGTACTGCATCAAACGTATTTCTGAGCGCCAGCAACACTTGGATGCCAACGGTATTCCGCGACGGCAGGATTTCTCAATCACCTTGATCGCTTATGGGGAAGATGAATGAGTGCAACCTACATCACCAAGGATGGCGATACGCTGGATTATATCTGTTGGAAATTCTACGCACAGCAATCCGGTGCTGTCGAACAGGTACTGGATGCCAATCCGGGACTGGCCAATAAAGGGCCGATCTTTGACGGTGGCATTGAGATAGCTTTACCGGAAATTCAAACAAAGACCACTGTTCAAACGATTTCACTTTGGGATTAAAGGAGAAAATTATGATCCACGATATGAATTATAAACCTACAAAAGAAAATCGCGCCCTCGCCGGTGAAATTGTCGATCTTCTGGAAACTAAAGGACCAAAGAGTTTCTTTGAGCGTATGGATGTGATGTTCTTGGCTGTCGTTATGGCCTGCGGTCTTGCCGGATATCATCAGATCATGGAGCGTCTTATGAACCGGATGAACCCGAAGGCAATGAGCATTATTACAGAAAATGCTGAAAAGCCGCTGTCAAAAGTTTAGCGACCAGATTTTTTCCTGCCTCGGTTGAACCATCTTTGACGGCTTCTAGTAGTTTTTCTCCAATCGGTTCAGAACAATCGATAGAAGCAGGAACAGCTTTCATGGCTTCTAGTCCCTTTGCAGTTAAACGTCCGACGAAATACCAAGGTTCAGAACCATCACCAGCGATATATCCCGTTTGGTTCAACCAAGTAATTGTAGCGTAAAAAACCTGTACTTCACGCGGTAGCGGTTTGTCACACATTTGATACTCAGCTTCGTTAATCCCAAGTTCTTTAAAAGGATCGAAGTGTTGATCTAGTGGAAAGGTTTCATATAGGCGAGCAAATATTAAAGCAGTGTACTCATTGAAAAGATCAATATTTTTTCTATCCATCATTTATCTCTCTACGTTGTGGTGCAACATGATTCCAGATTTTCAGATTTTAGCCAATAGCCAAGACATAACGGCCCTGATCCGAGATCGGTTAATCTCCATCCGGGTTACGGACGAGGCCGGGTTTAAAAGTGATAATATTGAAATTACCCTGGACAACCGGGATGGCAAAATCGCTGCACCTAAAAGCGGTGCCGAGCTGGATGTTCGTTTAGGCTATAAGGAAACGGGACTGGTTTCTTTAGGCACTTATACGGTTGACGAAATCGGTATTGAGATTGCACCGGCCCGTCTCATCATTCCGGCAAAAGCTGCCAATATGAAACAAAGCCTCAAAGCGCCGAAATCACGCGCTTGGCATGATAAAACGATTGCAGATATGTTGGGAACCATCGCGAGTGAACATGGCTTGCAGCCCAAAGCTGCTGAAAGCCTCGCCGATATTCATTATCCGCACATTGATCAAACCGAAGAAAGTGATTTGCATTTTCTAACGCGCTTGGCCAAACAGCATGATGCGGTTGCAAAACCTGTTATGAATCGTCTGATCTTTGTGCCGAAGGGTGAAGCAAAGTCGGCTTCCGGCGTGAAACTCCCCGTTATTCCTATCGCCATTACAGACCTGTCAAGCGGATCATATCGTTCTGCCGATCGGGGCAAATATAAATCGGTCAAGGCATTCTGGAATGACAAAGCCGGGGCGAAAAAGGTCTATGAACAAGTTGGCAGTGATGAACCGACTTTCACATTGCGTCAACCGTTCGCCAATGCTGAGGAAGCCCAAACAGCCGCCCAATCAAAGCTGGACGCTTTCAATCGGGGAACGGCCACGTTCAGATTTTCCACATATAAAGGTCGCCCGGAAATAAGAGCGGAAGGAAAAATCAATGTTCAAATTGGCAATGACACAATCGACGGAGAATGGATTGTTACCCGGATTATTCACAGTTTTAGGGAAAGCGGTTTCACGTCACAAGTAGAGGCCGAATTGCCCAAAAAACAGCCCTCGTAACGACGGGGGTCAGGTTGCGCCAACAGCCTGAACCGAGGGGACACTAAAGCGCCCTCACGACATAAGCCGCCCCGCCTGCTCGATCGAGCGGGGCTAATATGGAATAAAAAAATGACTAAAGAATTAATGCCGACAGAACCGACTAAACCCGCCGCGCCTTATCTTGGTGGCAAAAGCCGTTTGGCCAAAATAATCATCGAAAAGATCAATCAGGTTAATCATAAAACCTATGTTGAGCCGTTTGTGGGCATGGGCGGGATCTTTCTGCGCCGCAACCTTCGTCCTCGCTCAGAGGTGATTAACGACTTCAATAAAGAACTGGCCACTTTCTATCGCATCTTGCAGCGTCATTACCCGCAGTTTATGGAAACCCTTAAATTCCAGATATCATCCCGCGCAGAATTTGAACGCTTGCGGCAAACGGATCCTGAGACGCTGACCGATCTTGAACGTGCTGGTCGCTTTCTTTATATGCAACGCCTCGCCTTTGGTGGAAAAGTAACAGGTAATTTCGGGGTGTCACCTGATCGGGGCGGACGGTTCAACATCACAACCCTCGGCCCGATGCTGGATGATATCCATAGCCGCTTGGCTGGTGTGGTCATTGAATGTTTGTCTTATCAGGATCTGATCAAACGATATGATCGCGATGAGACTCTTTTTTATCTTGATCCACCTTATCACGGTGGTGAAAAGGACTATGGCAAAGGTATGTTTGAACGGGCCGACTTCGAACGATTGGCTGACATGCTGGCCAATATTAAAGGTCGTTTCATTCTGTCCATTAATGACGTGCCTGAGATCAGGGAAATATTCGCTAAGTTCGAAATGGAAGAAGTCAGCCTGAATTATTCCGTCTCTCAGAAAGGAGCCACACAGGCGAGAGAATTGATTATTTCAAACGGTGTTTAA